AAATCCCTACTACTTTGGAGAAACCCAATGGCACAAGTCACCTATAGAGGTGTCTCTTACGACACCAATGACAAGAAATCTTGTCAGAAAGAAGCAACTGTATTAACTTACAGAGGCGTTAAGTATACAGAATCTAAAACTGTATCTGCATAGTGAAACAGTCTTACTTGACTGATTTTAGAGAGGTGTTGACACCTCTCTTTTTTTATGTCATAATATATTTGTTGAGTTGACGAACTCGACACGGGAGTGACTGAATCAAACTTGCTGGCATAAGGCTAGTTAAGGTGATGAGACACAGGTGGTGCTGCTACTCGCAAGGGTAGAACCGACATACCAGTCGGGTCTCAGACAGTGAGGTAAAAATCTACTAATGTAGCAATGCCCCTTACTTGTTGGTACACATTAATCCAACCTCCCACCCACTACTTTCCCGATTAGCTCAGTTGGTAGTAGCACGAAGCTGTTAACTTTGTTGTCGCTGGTTCGAGTCCAGCATCGGGAGTTCCTATATAATCAGAAACAAATGGACAAAGATCGATTAAAGTTGATTGTCAGAAATCTAAAACAACTTGTTGATGCATTAGAGTCTGAAGTTCATTCTGATGTTGATTCTTACACAAATTCACACGCATTTTCTTCCCCTGAAATTAGTTATGATGAAGCATGGGATGATGATGACGGATACGCAGATTAAAAGATGACCGTTAAATTTGTTAGCATCACACCTGATGCAGAAAAGACAATGGCATACATTGCCAGAGTATCTAACCCAAAAAATCAAGACAATGAAAATTTTTCTGGTTTATTAAGGTATTGTATTAAGCACCAGCACTGGTCAGTGTTTGAGCAATCCTCTATGACATTAGAGATAGAAACTACTAGAGGAATAGCAGCACAGATATTAAGGCATAGGAGTTTTACATACCAAGAGTTTAGTCAGAGGTATGCTGATAGTAATCTTCTAGGTGAAATAGAATTACCAGAACTCCGTAGACAAGATGATAAGAATAGACAGAATAGTATTGATGATCTAGAACCAGAGATGGTTGAGAAGTTTAATAGACAGATGAATACTTTATTCAGTTCTGCCTTTGGATTATATAATCAGATGTTGCAAGCAGGTGTGGCAAAGGAATGTGCAAGGTTTGTATTACCTCTTGCTACTCCTACGAAACTTTATATGACAGGTTCTTGTCGTTCATGGATACATTATATTAATTTACGTTCTGCACATGGAACACAGAAAGAACATATGGATATTGCTAATGCTTGTAAGAAAATTTTTATAGAACAATTCTCTGCTGTGTCTGAAGCTCTTGACTGGGTTTCCTAAATAATTCTAAACCTTATTTTATTAATATGGCAACATACCCTATTATAAACAAAGAAACTGGTGAACAGAAGGAAGTCGCAATGAGTATCCATGTTTGGGATCAGTGGAAAGATGATAACCCTGATTGGGAAAGAGACTACTCCGATCCTTCTACCATGCCTGGTTTGGGAGTTGAAGTTGGTGAGTGGAGAGATAAGTTAGTTAATAAAAATCCTGGATGGAGTGAGGTATTGAAGAAAGCAGATAAATCTGGAGGTATCTCTGGAAGACTAGCTAAAAGAGGATCATATGAATCTTCAACTCAATCTGCTTTTGATGTAGACTAATTAACATGCCATCTAAATCTAAAAATCGTAAGATAGTTGTTCCATACGGAATGAGTAACAAGCAAATGAAAAGAAAAAAACCAATTAATACGGACTTGATGAGGAAAATTACTCCTCTAACTCCAAACCAAGAAGAATTATTTCGTTGTTATGAGAACAACCAGAACTTAGTAGCATATGGTTGTGCTGGAACTGGTAAGACATTCATAACTCTTTATAATGCACTTAGAGATGTATTAGATCCTAAGACTCCTTATGAGAAGATCTATATTGTAAGATCATTAGTTTCTACTAGAGAGATTGGATTTCTACCTGGTGATCATGAAGATAAGTCTTCATTATATCAGATACCATATAAGAATATGGTAAAGTTTATGTTTGAGATGCCAAGTGAAGCAGACTTTGAAATGCTTTATGGTAATCTTAAAGCACAGGGAACTATTTCTTTCTGGAGCACCTCATTTATTAGAGGAACCACTCTGGATAAAGCAATTGTTATAGTTGATGAATATCAAAACTTGAACTTTCATGAATTAGATAGTATAATAACAAGGATTGGTCAAGAGTCTAAGATTATGTTCTGTGGTGATGCCACTCAATCAGATCTTGTCAAGACCAATGAAAGGAATGGTGTTATAGATTTTATGCAAATCCTTCGCATCATGCCGTCAGTTGATATTATTGAATTTGGAATTGATGATATCGTTCGTTCTGGATTCGTGAAAGAATATCTACTTGCCAAATTAGAAAAAACTATGTGACATGTCGAGCACGACAATCCATTATATTAATGCCAATCATAAAAGGTTTGATGATTCGTTAGTGCGACAGAGTGATTTAGATGATGATCGTTTCGTCTATAGTCAATGTCCTGTTTATAATCATAAAACTAATAGAGTTTTTGTAGGGACTTCTCCTATTGATTTTAAACTTAAAATTGATAGGACACCTAATAAAAATATTATTAGATGTTCTGATTCTAGATTGGTAGAGGGTGATGATCAACATGTTAATTCACCACGACCAGTAGTTCAATTAAAGTTTCCAAGATTTTTATTTTGGACACACGATGATGATGTTTGGTTTGAATTTAATGATCATCCAATGACATCATTAAGGAATAATTTTATTGCTGTTGGTGGGTGGTTTAATTTATCTAATTGGTCAAGAAATTTAAGTCTTGCCATCACGCTTGTAGATGAGAGAAAACCTGTTATAATAAAGAAAGGAGATCCTCTTTTTAGAGTGTCATTTTACCCTTCTGATTTAAATAATGGAATTAATTTATCTCAAGAAAAAGATCCAACTCAAATAGATTATGCTTGGGATGAGTATATAAAGAAACAAACCATAGGTCAACAAAATAAAACTTGGAAACCTAAATTGTTCTCGGAGACTGGTAAAAGTAAATGTCCTTTTAGTTTTTTATTTAAATGATTTTTGAACATTGTAATCACTTAGGTGATATTGAATTAGAGAAGAAAGAAACACCAGGATGTAGACTTTATCAACTCCCTGATGGTAGTTGGGTTCCTTCTATTACTTCAGTAACTTCTTTTTATAATCGACAAATTTTTGTTGAGTGGAGAAAAAGAGTTGGTGAGGAAAAAGCAAATCGTATTACCAAGAAAGCAACCACTCGTGGAACTGATTTCCATGAAGCAGTTGAAGTGTATATGAGGAACAATGAAATAGATTGGGAGCAGTTCAGACCTGCTACTAAGTTTATGTTTCATCATGCCAAACCTTATTTGGATAAGATAAATAACATACATGCTATAGAAAGAACCCTTTACTCTGAGTATCTTGGTCTTGCAGGTAGAGTAGATTGTATAGCAGAGTATGAAGGTGAACTAGCAGTCATAGACTTTAAAACGTCGGAGAAGATTAAACCTGAGAAGTGGTTGGAAAACTACTTTGTTCAAGAAACTTTTTATGCTGCTGCTTACTACGAACTAACTGAAATTCCTGTTAAAAAACTTATCACTATTATGGTAACTCCTGGTGGTGAAGTGAAAGTATTTGACAAACGGAACAAAGGGGATTATATTAAATTATTAGTTCGGTATATAAAAGAATTTGTATCTCACAATACTAGGAGAGAGAATGGAGAATGAACTAGAGAAGGTGTTGAAGAGTAAGTTCTTCTCCTCTGCAGGATTTGCACAAGAAATCGAAACCTTAGTGCAGGTAAATCAAAACATGAATTACATCGATGCTATCATTCACTTTTGTGAACAGAATAGTATTGATATAGAATCAGTGCCTAAACTTATTCCTAAACCTTTAAAGGAAAAGATTAAGTATGAAGCATCAGAACTTAATTTTTTAAAACGCAGTTCACGAGCAAAATTGCCACTATGACTAATCCAGATGAAAATCCTTTTTGGGGGGAGCCTACTCCTACTGATCTCTGGGATGAC